CATCTCATTAAACTGGTTAATGATTTCTTGTTCATCGTATCCAACTCTTGGTGGTTGACCTTTTTCATCCCATAGAGACACGATTGTTTTACGAAGTTGAATAGCCCATTCACGGAATTCTTCTTTGCTCATGGCAAGAATCTCTTCAAACTTTTTGTTTGGTTCCGATTCTAGTAATTCTCTATTCTTTTCGTAAAAGTATTTCATTATTTTCCATTTTCAATTTTATATACAACACCTGGAATATTACCACCAGCCCAACTTATATCACTCACATTAACCATGCCGTTCTTTTCATAGAATCCTCTTGCTCTAGGATTCTCTGCACGAACAGTTAACCAAACAACTTTATGCATTGAGAAAAACTCATTCAATACCTTTGTTGCATTACCTGAACCTTGTTCAATAGTAACAATCTGCCCAATATGTGCATCACCCTTTTGTGCTTCTACTTTGCCTATTTTTTGTTTTCTCTTATAGACACCAAACACAATCACAACACCATCTTGTAGAATAATATTGTTTGTCTCAATCTTTCGTTTCAGGTAATCTTGCCGTATATGAGGAAAGTAAGCCTTTCTATACGGTGCGAATATAGATTCTATCACAGATAAGTCATCAATAGTGGCAATGTTCATTTCTTATCACCCATCTTTTTGGCATTTTTCTGAATTCGCATAAGTTGTTTTACCAACTTGCCTTGTCTTTGTCTTGCCATTTGTACTGTCAAAGGTCCTGCATGGTCAACAAACTTAACACCATTCATATGGTCTAATTCATGTAGATAACATTTTGCAGTTAGACCTTCCAATCTAATTTGTTTAAATGCGCCAGTCTCATCATAGAATTCAACATCACACCAAATTGGTCTTTCAACTTTCATAAACATTCCAGGAAAGGATAAACAACCTTCATTCTCTCTGGACAATTCTTCCGATTGAGCAATCACTTTTGGATTGATACATGCAATTTGAAAGTGTTCTGTTCCAATAACAAACACTCTTTGAAAGATGCCGCATTGATTTGCTGATAGACCAATAGCACTATACAGTTTCATTGTCATCTTTAATCTAGCAACAAGATTCTTCATTGACGGATTTGGTATTGCTTCTTTATACTCAGGAATAGGAACACTTAGCATTGGATGATTCTCACCAAACACCTTTAATGGTTCTATTAGTTCTTCAGTTACAATACCCGATGTGGTATCAATTGTTAAAAATTCACTCATCTTTATTCACCCAATCCTCTGCATAAAATTCTGCATCTTCTTCACTATTAAATCTGACTGTATAATATACATCAGAAGAACTTTTTACTGTGGCAAAGTATCCGTCTGCATCCTTAAATACTTTTGCCTCTGTATTATCACCAAAATATTTACTCAATTCTCTCATTTTAATATCCTTGAAAAATTCTTTACTTTCTCAAACTTGATTACATTACTAAACTTGTCTTGTAGAATGTCACCCTTATGTGAGATAACAAACAAGTTAACGCCATCTAACATGTGTAATATTTTCATCAACTCTTCTGTACCAGTTGTATCTAGGCTTGAATCGAACACCTCATCTAGTATCAACAGATTTGTATTAGAAGAATTCTTCAACTTAGCAACGGCACGCCATGTCAACATTAATGCCATGTCAATTCGTTGTTTTTCACCTTCAGAGAAATTGTTATAAGTAAACTCATCTCTGTGCCTAGATTTGATAGTCTCTTTGAATGATTCGTCAAGGTTAAAATTAACAAAGAAATCCAAGGAGGCTAAATACTTGTTGACCAACTTGTTTATTATTGGTAAATACTGTTTAATAATCTTGGTCTTAATGCCTGTATCTTTTAACAAACCAGAAGCGACTTCATAATATGTTTTATCTTGTATTAGCACTTTCAACTCTTCTTGCAATTGAGACAAAGAATCCTTTAATTCTTTTAAGTCTTGTTGTTCTTTCTCTGACACTACTTTCAATTGCTTAAGTTCTTCAATCTGTTTCTGTAACTTGGTGATATATTTGTTTGTCTCATTTATAGAAGTATTGTTTGTTGCAATCTTAATTTGTAGTGCCTGAATTTTCTTCTGCACTTCATTAATTGAATTGAGCTTGTTTTGTTCTGCCAATAACTTCTTCTCTAATTCTGAGAGTCCGTGTTCGCACTCGGCCGCCTTGGTCGAAAGGTTGGCAATCTCCGTCTCTTTAAACCCGATGGCAATGGTTTGCCTGCAGGTTGGACAATCGTCATTATGTTGAAAGAAACTGATATCTTTTCTATATTTGGATACTGTGCTTTCAATTTGCGATTCAAGTTTTGTAATAGTCTTGAGTTTATTCTCAACTGAAGTCTTCTCTTCCACAGAGGTTTGATGTGTAGCAACTTCTGTGATGAGGTTTGCAGTCTCGTCATGTAAGGTCTGTATAACACTCTGATTACTTCGTACCTCTTTATCATATTCATTCACCCTATCATCATTGTTTTGTTTTAACTCTTTGATATATTTTTCTTGTAACTCAAACTTCTGTTGAGACAAGTCTATGTCATATTTTTTAGATGTGGTTGAATCTTTGTTACCAGATAATTTCTCTCTAAGAATACCATTCATTGTGGAGAAGATTTGAATATCTAACAAGTCTTCAATGATTGCTCTTCGGTCAGAAGCTGACAACTGCATGAATGGAACAAATGATGCAGAACCAAGAATAACAATCTGTGTAAATGATTTGTAGTTTAACTTGAGAATTGTCTTCTCTAAGATTTCTTGATAGTCTCTGGCAGCAGCATCTTGATTCAACAGCTCACCGTTTTGATAAATTTCAAACACATTTGGTTTGATACCTCTAACGACTTTGTATGATTTGTTGTTTGTATCAAACTCAATCTCAATAACACAATCTTTACCATTGATTGAATTTAGTAAACTAGGTTTGTTGATGTTACGAAATGCTTTGCCAAACAAACCAAAACACAATGCATCAAGCATTGTTGATTTACCAGAACCGTTCTCACCAACAACTAGTGTATTTTGATTGTTGTCTAATTTTATTTCAGTAAAATAATTACCAGTGGAAAGAAGATTCTTCCACCGCACATAACGAAATACTATCATTCAGTTTTTTCCGTATTCAATGCCTCAACATATAGTTCACGCATCAGAGTTTTTAATTTTTCACCCTCAACATTTAATGTTAGGTTGTCAATATACTTAGATAAGATTGTCATTGTATCTTCAGCTTGGTCAATAATTTCTTGGTCAACATCAATGAGTGTATCAGTAAAGTCTTCAACAATTGATAAGTCTGCAACACCTGCCTTGTAGATGTTATCTAATACACTATCAAATAAAAATGGATTCTGTTTATTCAAAACAACCACTTTAACGAAAGAATCCTTTAGTGGCGCATAGTCATATTTTTTCCATGCCTCAAAATCATTACTTGAATCATCATACATTATTTTATGAAACATTTTATATGGATTCAAAATGAATTCAAACTCTCTTGTCTCAGTATCAAAGACATGAAATCCTCTTGGGTCATTATAATCCGCCCATGTCATTTCATATTGATTGCCAAGATATGTGATATTGCCATTTGTTGACTTGTGATGGAAGTGACCAGACAATACAATATCAAATTTATCAAATAGTTTTCTATCTAATCCTTCGTGACAGATGTTGCCTCGATCCATTTCAAAACCTGCAATCTCAAAATGCCCAAATACAACTTCAACAGGTGCAGTCTTTAAAAACTCCATTGACTGTTCGTAGTTGTCTTCACATATCCAAGGCATCAATAGAATATCAACACCATCAAATGTAACTATCTTTGGATCGGTGTAGATGAACGGCTCATGTACACCATCATAAGTTGAACAAAGATTATGAATTGCATTTACTTTGTTTGTGTTCTTATAATAGGTGTCGTGATTGCCAATCATAATATGGGTATCAATACCCTCTGCCCATAATCTTTTCATAAATCGATTTTGAAAATCAGATGCGATATTGTGATTGATAAACTTTCTACGGTCAACAACATCACCTAAATGAATAAGCGTAGCGATGTTATGTTCTTTCAAATAGGGAAAGAATATTTTTTCCCAAAACTTGAAAAAGTACTGATTGAATACTTGACTGTCACCTCTTGCGCCGAAGTGGGTGTCATTAATAAGAGCGATTTTCATAGTCTCTTAGTATAACTTATATCAATGGGTTTGTCAAGGATTGTTCAGGTAATTGTTCTAAGAACTTTTCGACTCCTTTAGTCTTACCTTCTTTTTTCTTTTTCTTTGCCTCTTCAAAGGTATGAATGAACTCTGAAATGTTATCGTATAATTGGAACTGTTTCATGTTGCCGTCTGAGTCTTCAAACATTTCATTTTCACCAAGCAAACCAAACTGTTCTGTTGCCTTGTACTTAACATACAATTGTTTCTTCTCTTTCATAATTCTACGGAGAAAGGCAAAGTAAATGATTTGGGTAAAGTATGCAAATGGATTCTTTGACTTGATTGGGTCAAAGTTCCTAAAATACATTAGGCAGTTTTCAATACCGTCTGATATCATTTCATCTCTAAATGAGTATGATATGAAGTTAGGTTTCCTTGAAAGATGTTCTGCAATCTTTAGGAAACATTCCCCAATATAATTTGGAATCTGCGGGTCTTCTTTTTCTGCTGCTTTGGCAACATCACATTTTTCTTTATACTCTACTAGAGCCTCTAGAAAATCGGCATTATTTACATAGTGTCTTGGTTTCTTTTCATTCATATTTCTTCCTTTTATTTAGCTTGACATCGTACTTGACAACTGTTAACATGGCGGTGTCCT